CCGCGCATGCGCAAGCAAACGCGCGGCCAAAAGCGTCAGCAACAAGTGACGCAGTCTCGTAAACAAGCGCTTTCTAAAGCGCACGCCATGTTGGACAACGCCCGTGAGCAAGAAGCTGAGCTCAAGCTCGCTCTCACTAACAACCGCGTTGCCGACCTGAAGGCGCAATTGTCCACCGGCCCCCCCGAGCCGGTGTTTTCTACTGAGGCGCCGTTGCCCCTCAGTTTGCACCAACATTTCCCGCCCCTTTTTAGCGCGGATGCCGGCGCGGCTGCGGCTGCGTCGAAGGACGACAAGGCGCCGGCCAAAGCCCCGGCTGCTGCCTCCGCCCTTTCAACTGACACGAAGGATACTATGCCGCCGAAGTCGGGGCGCAAGGCCGTCACTATGGAGTCGCTCGGCCAGCCGCTCGTAAAGGATGAGGTTGTCGTCCCTAGGGCGCCTGCCGTGTCTGCCAACCCCGACGAGGTGCCCTTTCGCGTCAGCCCCGACGAAGCGAAGGATGTGTGTGCGCGCCTTGGGCTTGCAGACACGAAATTTGCGGCGTCGGGGCTGTTCCACACCCACCCCGTTCTCGCCACCGAGCGATTTGTGGCTCGCCGGTCTCTTGCAGAGCTTCTCCGCAAGCCTCACCCGCCTCGCGCTGGAGTCTATGAGGTTGGAGCCGGAGCGGGACGGGCTCAGTGGGGAGGGGCTGCCTGGTACAACCGAGCTGTTGTTGATGGAGGGGATTATGCGCGAGTGGCGGAACTCAAGCGCGCCTCCGTCAAGGGAGCAAGTGAGCGAGTTTTGGGAGCTGGCTCTGGAGAGTGCTACTGCAAGCTCGCGGTTGGAGAAGGTGCCAGATTTTGCGAACATGTGGGTCGCGCAGACACCATCTTGTCGATCCATGTGTATTTTGACCCCGTCACGGTGCACCAGATGCTTGTCTCCCACATCGGGGCGGTGGCCAGGCCTGTGTGGTACATGTGCGTGCACCGGTTCGAAGGACCCCGCGGGAACTTTCATGGCGAAATGGATTGGCAGCGCCACCATGATGGCTCGATCACGGCCACCACGCTCGGTGATGGATCCACCTACAAGCACCCGAACACTGACTGGTTGTTTTCACCGTACTGGAGTGACGGGGTGCGCGGCCTGTCGATGCGACACCTCGGCCGTGTCGGGAACACCCACGTTGTTATGGTGGTGCCCGCTCCCGCCGGCCTCGCCACGCACAAACCGGTGTCTGCAACCAGAGCCCTCAATGATCCGCGCTACGTTGGCATTGCCCGGGTTTCACTTGGCGGCGCTACTGATTCACCAGTACTTGTGTCCGCATTGTCAGCTGCAGTCGGCACTCCTGTCTCTGGCGCTGTTGATGCCGGCGACACTATGTACTGCGTCTCGACCGCCGTCGGTAGGGTATTCATACTTGGCGTGGATGGCGCGGAGCTGGCCGTCCCTGAGTCACTGGTTGAAAAAGTTGCCGGAGCCGTCTTCGCCACGCATCGGTCGCTAGACACGCCCATGGGCAGAGACAGCTTCCGGCTCGCCTACGCCACCGCCTACAACCACGCGCGCTCTCTAGCCCTCCCTCACCCCACGCTCGCTTGTATACTCGCCACCCGGCTAGGGTATGTTAGGTACGTGCACCACGAAACCGAGGTGTACAGGAGCCTGGCTGAGTTGCATGAGCCGCGAACCTGTTGCTGGCCGTGGCCCCGGCGCCATCTTAGCCCGCTGTCTGAGCACGACTACTACGTCCGCGGCTCCGATTACCGCCCCACCGCCCGCCGTTGTGGCGGTTATGCTTGGGCGATGTTCAAGGCCGTGGCGTTGTTCGTCGTGCTCGGTGTGGTTGGCATCTGGTTTTGTACCAGTGCGTCGCCGGTCCAACTGGTTTGGCAGCCCGCCCATGCGTCGCTTATTTTCAACATGCTTGACCCGTCACCACCCGCACTCGACACACTGAACGTGACCCTCCCCCCTTTGGACGCCCTGTCCCGATTTCAACGCGCCCCGCTGTATTGGGAGGCCACGTCAACGCCCTACAAGCGCGTCGGACCGGCCGTGCTGGGGGTCGTACCTGCCGTTTACCGCAACACCACGCAAGCGGAAGAAATCGGTTTGATTGCGCGACTGTTGGCCCAAAACCCTGCCACGTCCCACGATGCACACCTTCGTTTGCTGAGCGCCAGCTCACTGTTGTGCCAGACGCGCCTGCGTCATGGTGCTGCCGGCGCTCCGTTTGATCCGTACGATGAGTGGACGGAGTGGAGTAAGCGGTACCCCGAACACATGCGCGCCCAACTCCGCAAGGCACTCGACGACGAAATTCGCGATGACCCGAAATGTGCCATGGCCAGGTTGATGAACACCACTGCAGCTATCAAAATGGAAAAGTCCGCGTTGTTGGCTGCCGGTTGTCCCCCGCGCACCGACAAGGCGCCGCGCGTTGTTATAGCGTCGAGCATGGCATACAACGCCCTCATGGGCGTCCTCCAAGCGCGAGTCAAGAAGCAGCTCAAGCGCCACCACCGTGGATCTTGTTTCGTGTATGTACCTGGCATGTCGCCCGCGCTCATCGGGGAACGCATCGATGCCATCAACCCCGTTTCGGTGGTCGAAACCGACATGTCTAAGTTTGATGCATCGGTCAACAAGCAGATGTTTGATGCGGAAATGTTGATGCTGAATTACTTGGGGCTACACAAGGTGCGGCTGCCCAACGGAGTGTCCGCCTTATCCGTGTACCGGCGGTCGGCTGTGACCTCCGGGTTCACCAGGCGCGGCACCAGGTACCGTGCAGTGTGGAAGCGCAGCTCGGGCCGGGTTAACACCACTGATGGCAACACGTGGATGCTCATGTCGATGCAGCTCTCTGCTCTCGCCCATGCGTACAGGTTGCCCATGGAGGCGCTGCTACAATTGCCCGTGCCGGCCCTGCCCGTCATCACCCTCCGATGCACTGGCAAGACGTCAGCGGGCTTCGTCGACGCCGACGATCTGGCCGCCACCACCACGCTTGGCCATCCCCATGGTTGGGTGGATCTCCCACGCGATGAACAGGCGTGGCGGTATTTGGCCTTGGTCGAGATGGCATCACGCGCTGCGCGGATCAACGCCACACAAGTATCTGCAGCTATCCCACCTTGGGTGGTCAAACTGCTGCCAGTGGCCCCGTATCAGGTGTGGCTGCCTGACTTGCCCACCCATGTTGCCTGCGCCAAATCCCGGTTGATGTCGTTTGCGCCGATGGTTGGGTATGTGCCCGCTGATGTCTCCGCCGACCGGGACCAGTTTGTTGGGGCGGTTGTTGAATTGTCGCATCGCATGGCGCGCGCAGGCCATCCTCTGCATTGGTATGAGCCGCGCGTCCCAGTGCGGCCTGCCCCCGATTTTGTGTCCCTGGCCTGCGGCGACGATTCCCTCATCATATCCAATGCCACGGTGGACACCCAGCGCTTTTTGGCCATGCTGCGGGCCCACGGCGCCAACCCGAAGCTGGCCCCGGTGAAATCACTGGCTGATTCATCCATCATCAGCAGCTTGCCTTGGCCCGCCGATTGGCCTGGGTCGAGGGGCACGGTGGTCGCCCCCAAACCCGGCCGCATCATGGCCCGATTACCCTGGTTCGTTGCTGTGCAAAACCCGAGCTTGGGGCACCTCCGTGGTGCGGCACTGGGATTGACGCCCTTGTGCAGTCACGTTCCGTTCTTGCGTGTGTATCTCGAGTGGATCGTCAACTCGACCGCGGCAGTGCGCGCCATCACGCCGCCGCGGTTTCAGTTGGCTGCCCCGCCACCAGGTCTCCAACCCAATCCCGACACCTGGGCCATGTTCTTCGACCGCTATTCGCTCACCCAAGCCGACGAGGACGCGTTCCGCGAGTCACTCCAACGCGTTAAGTTCGATGGCGGCCTATTCTCCGACCCTTACATGTCCGTGATCATTGCCCGTGACACCGAGGACACCAGTGAGCGGCCGCCTGTCGTTGCAACGGCGCACGTTATCACCACTTGGGCCCAAAGGCTCGCCATGCCCGCCGCGCTTCTGGCGGCCTCAGACGAACTTGCCGAGGAGAAGGCCAAACGTAGCGGAGTTGATGTGGGGTTGTTTGAGGCGCTGTCCCACGTGTCTTCTGGCACTTACACCGTCGCCCAAGCGCGGGTGTTGCAGGCCTGCCACAGCAGCTGGGCCGCCATGCCGTTGGCTGAGGGTGTGGAGGCGCACCGACAGTTCAATCAGGCCGTCCTGGCTGGCATGCCCCCACCTATACCGGCTGATGTGCGTGTCTGGCTGAGTAAGCAGGCCGCCGACCGCCATTTTTACGAAAAAGCGTGGGCGCTGGCACATCCGCTGTCGTCGTGGGTTCTTTCCATGCCCGAGCGCGAGTGGTCGATTAAGTCTGTTGAGTCGGCGGTGTTTTTACCCGCCAGGTGCAGCTACACCGGGTTCGCGACCGGTCACCTAAGCAGCGTGTCAACAAATTCTCCAATCAGTTTATGGCTCATGCCCAAACGTTTCAACAGCAAACCACTCGCCGTCACCGTGGGTTCCAGCCGCGCCGCCGCTTTGGGCGGCGCTCGCACCGGGACCCTGCTGAAGGCGAAGTCACCCTTCGGGTACGGATGGCCCGAGCGCGATCAGCCCGTGCCCCGGCGCGCTCACAAGCGCAATTTCGTCAAGGCCGCCCTCGACGAGAAAGGCCGCGGCGCCGCGCCTTCCGACGCGCTCATGCAGCGCAATCCGCACCTGGAGCGCGTCGCGAAGGCTATTACCGCAGCCGAAGGCTTGCCCGTTACGCCCGCGAGGAACGTCGCCAAAGCCATCAGGAACATCGTGCACCCGGTTGAGCGGAAAGCGCCGGCCGAGAAGCGCACTGAGGAAAAGGTCCTGGCGGCCGAAGTCAAGACCTTGGACAGCGTGGCCCAGACCGGCGGTGATTCAAAGTCGGTCACTGTGCCGACCACCACCACCACCGGCGCCACGTCGAGTGCCTCCGGTCGAGCGCTCACCTCCCTGGCCAACAAAGCCCGCAACCATGCGCCGGTCCTCACCCGCTTTAGCAATGGTGTTGTCGTCAGGCACAAGGAGTACGCCTTTGACATAGGCGGGTCGGCTACGTTTTTGAACCGGGAGCTCGCTGTCAACCCCGGGTCCGGGCTTATGTTCCCTTGGCTCTCCACCCTAGCCGTCAACTTCGACCAGTACTACATTCGCCATTTGGTGGTCGACCTTCGCACGGTGGAGGCGTCCAGCGTCAAGGGGCGTTTGGCGGCTGCTTTCGATTATGACATGTCCGACCAGAAAGTGTCCAACAAAGCCGCGTTTTTGCAGATCCGTGGTTCGTCTGAGGGCACCGCCTGGCAAAATGTGCAGGTGAAGCTTGACCCTGCCTCAGCTTTCCCTGAGTCCCGCAAGTATATTCGGTCGGTTGCAGTTCCCACCACCGACTCCAACCTGTATGATGCTGCCCGTCTCCAAATCATGACCGACCTCTGCGCCGACACTGGCGTCAACGCCGAGGTGTGGGTCGATTATGAGATTGTGTTGTACAACGCCAACTTGGAAAACGGCACTGGATCCACCGCTTTCGCTGGCGGCATGGGCGGCACCAACTCCACCAACAACCCGACCCTGGCCATAAACACCGGCATGTTTGGGACCGCGCCGCAGCTCGGCACTTTCACAGGGTCGAACCCGTACCTTGTTCCCGAGTATCGGTCCTCTACGTCTGTGTACGGTGGCGTTTCCTTCGCCGCCGGTAACTTATGGGTGCAACCGCCCGCCGGGGGCGCTTTGCTGGCCCGATCACTGCTCATCAACTACCAATACACGGGAACAGGCCAGACGACCACTGGGCCCACCTTCACGGTGTATAATTGTGCCGCACACACCTCGACGGCCATCGACACCAAGACCATTGCTGTTAACTTCAAGAACTCTAACGCCGCTGCGAACGCGGGAACGATCACCACGGGGTGGATACGCATTGACTTGCACACCATCTCGAGCAGTGAACCCGCCGCCTTCCAGATGGTTGACTCTACCCAGGCCACGTGCACTGCATCGGTTTGGATGGCGACTGTGATCCCGAACTCGTATATCGGTCGTGAGTTGTGTGGTGCCCCTGTGTGGTGTAACATCGTGAAAGGTAGCGTTGATGCCCCGGCCATTGAGGACATGTTCAAGGACCCCCAGGCGTCAAAGCAGGCCCACAAGACAGACCGTAAGGCCGACGACGACGCCAAGACTCGGGCTGATTCGACGCCATCCAGTGGCCTGTCGCTCGCCATGCCGAAGCTCCGCCGCGACTACATCGTCGTCGATCGGTATGATGATGACGTCCGTGACCGTAAGGACCGCGAAAAGCGTTAAGGTTGCGGCGCACCACCACACTCACACCTGAACGTCCGTCAGTGCCCACTTGTGCTAATACGTGAGGAAACACGTTAAAACCCGTTGCTGCCGCAGAGAGCAGCCGTGATGCAACACGTTAAAACACGTGCCGGGACGTCCCGGCCAGTCATGCAAGACTGTTTAAAACACCCCTGGGGGGCTATACCCAGGGCGTATCCAGAGTAGATTGTAATTTCCGAATGGATTGGCCGCAAGGCCTTCCTACTCGC